GATAAACCCTCTTGTATTAATATCTGCCATTTTTAAGTCCTTTTTATATTAAAATCTATTAACTGTCTAAACAGTTTTTGTTCATCATCATAGAGGTCTTGCGCAGATACGCTTCCACCGCCTAATTCAATCACCTTGTCAGTTGCTAAGCCTTTTAAATCTTTAGCTTCTGAATAACTTTTTGAGTAAATATCTACTTGAAATCTAACATCTCTTGATTTTAGATTACCATTTAGAGATATATTTGAGCCATCATAAATTACTTGATATGTCATAGCTGGAAAAACTACATTTTGAGGCATAATAAGAGGAAATACACGCTCACAAACAGATTTAAGGGATACTACTAAGTCTTTTTCAATCATAGTTTTGCAATCTCCTTGTCTATTCTCTTAATCATATATTTTTTAGCCTCTTCAATAGTCTCATTCCCTTTTTTTTCAAACGCTGGGCGCATGAAAGGGTGAGCTGGAGCTTTAACAGTTCCAAACTCTAAAAAGTGACCATACCACCCGCCTTTTTTCTTTAATGGTGCTACTGAAAAATAAACAATGTTTTTATTTTTACTTTTTCTTTTAACTACGCCAATACTTTTTTTAAGTGTTCCACTATCTTTAGGCACCAGCAATTTTGCTTCTTTTGAGATAGACGATGCCCCTGCTCTAATCGCACCTGTTACTACATTCTTTTGAACTCTTTCTGGAAATGCTTTGAGTTTTTTAAGTATCTCATCCATTCCTAAGACTTCAATGTCTGACATTTAGATAACCTCTTCCGCTAGAATTTCAATCTCTTTGTTTGCTTCAAAAATATTAAAAACCGCTAAGATATTAAAATATCTATCATCAAATTTAATTCTATGTTTAGTGGTTATGCCATCTATGAATCTAATTCTCAACTTATGTGACAAAGTAGAATATATTTGATTGCTCAAAAACTGTTCTTTGCCGGTAACAGTTTGAATAGAAGCCCATATAGTAAACAAATCACTCCATACTGTCTCTACTTCTCCATAATTATTAGTAGTTTCAGAAAACTGCTGAATTGTTACTCTATGCTTCATATTTCTAGCTTTCATAGCTTTGTACTTTATATTGGTCTAACGCTCTATTTGAAAAACTAGCGACTGCTGTTTCAATTCCATCAAAATCAACTAAACATTGATAACAAATCCAAGACTTTATAGCCTCTGGGATAGCTTCGTAACCTGCTAAAAAAGTAATTTTTATAGCGTGTTTATGAGTTGCTGTTACTAAATTTTCAGACAAACTTATTTTATAAACTCCATCCTCTTCATATAGATAGTATTCACTAGGACTCAATAGTTGATAATCTTCGTTTTCATCCATATAGTAAATACTAGATATTGACTGTATAGGATTTTTAGGTAAAGCAAATCCATCTTCTAAAGAAGTAATTGTTAATTCAAAAGTAGCAGTTTTTAACTGTCTGTTTGTGTAGTTTTCTGCAAAATCATATTTAGAGTCGATTAACATTTGAATAGTGTTATCACTATTTGTGTCATCAACTTTCATATAGTCTTTTACTTCGTCTAATAAATCAACTGTTGGAGCTACCGTTTGAATTAACATTATTTATCTTCTTTACCTAATAGTGAATCGATTTCATCAATTCTTTTTTGAAGGTTATCTTTTTCAGAAACTAAATCTTCTCTGTATAAAATTGCTTCTGCTTTTTTTTGTTTTTCAATTAACTCGACTTGATCCTGTGCCTTCTTTTCAAGAATTTTTTGATACTTTGCTTCATCTGATTTCCCAAAAGGTATTGCTATATCATTCTGAATAAGTCTTATTGCTTGTTCGTCTTCAATTTCCGCTTTGTCATCCGGCTGATAATTTTCATTAAGCCCACAAAGCGAAGTAATAAACTTCACTTTCATGTTATGTTCCTATTAAGAAGCAGCGTTTTGTAGAGTTTTAATAGCTTCCGCTAAAACAAGTTTTCCATCTACACGTTTATCAACTCTAAAACCTACATGACCAGTAGTTGAATAAAGTTCATCAAGACGTTTCATAGTCATAACTGTTCTGTCTTTAATGTTGTAGTAAGAAAAATCTCCATACGCGATTGGTTTATTGCTTGCACCTAAATCTGGCATATATTTGTTAATACGAATTGGTTTACCATCGAATGTGTCTGGATTTCCAGCGAAACCTTGTACCCACAGATACTGACCGCTTGAATCTTTTAATTTTCTAAGTACATTACGAGTGTTTTTGTTCATCATAAGAACTGCGTTAGAATCATATTCTTCATCTAAAGAAGCCATTAGGTCTAAAACTTCATCACCTGTGATTGCTGTTGTACTTGCCGCTGTTTTACCAACTTCTGCTGTAACTAAAACACCTGTTGGTTTTTTAACACCATCACCTGTAATAAAAGCCGCTTCTTCCGCTTTAGTAGTAGACTTTGAGAATTTCATAGCCACATAGCCTTCAATTGCCGGAACTGTGTCTTGCAGTGCTTCGTCTGTAACTTTTAAGATACGACCAGTTTTCCATGCTGATAATTGAACCGTTCCGATTGTAGGGTCTGATTCTGGGTAAGTTCCCTCTTCATCAATCCAACCATTCGCGCCATCATCACCTTCCACCGGTATATTTTCAACACTTGATGAACTTGAAACCGTTGCTAAATCTCTAATATAAGACATTTCAGCCGCTTTAGTGATGATTGTTTCTGCGAAAGTTTCTGGTACTAAATAACCACCTTTTGCATCTGTACCAGTGCTTAATGCTCTTGACTCGTCTGTGTTTACAGCCTTACCAGTTTGCATCTTCCAAAAAGCCGAACGATAAACTTCATTAGGATTTTCATCTTCTCTTTCTTCTTCGTGTGAAGTCATAACCGGTTTAGTAGTAGGCTCGCTCATAAAACTTGCTCGGGCTTCTGCTTTTTCAAGTCTTGCGATATTTCTTTTTGCATTTTCAAAGTTAGCTTCCAAAGCATCGTATCTTGTAGCTTCATCTTCTGATAATCCTTTTTCTTTATCAGCACCTTCTACAATGCCTCTCATTTGAGTATCTAAACTAGCTAACAAAGCTCTTAATTCTGTTAAGTTCATTCTGTCTATCCTTTTAATAAATTTAATTTCTTCTCATATAGTGAATGAGAAAATCTTTTTTCTTTAACTTCATCTTGAGAGTTACTTTTTACTTTAACCGCTCCTGAATCTGCACCTTTCCAAACTGCACTTAACTCAACTATTGAATAATCGGTAACCAAGACATGATCCGGCTCTCCTGCTCTCTCTGTTAAGATAAGTTCATTAATACGATAACCGATAGAAACATCAGCTAAAATCCCGTCATCGTATTTTTGTTTGATTGTTTGTGAGTTTGCGTCACTCCCAAAAGTTACCCCTGATAAAAGCTGATTATTTTCTACTCTTAAATCTTCAACTTTTCCGATTGCATTATCTACACTTGGTTCATGGTCTTTAAAAAATGTTTTAAGTTCTGAAAAATCAGCACCTTTTACATCTAACTCTTCTATGAAAGTTTCTCCGCTCCACCAGTCATAACGTTCTGTCTCGTTATGGTTTGAGATTAGGATAAAAGTTGCATCTGAATTGCTTTTTGTATCTGTTGCTCTCTCTTGTGTTTCTTGTTTACTACTTGATTTAGTAGCGCTTCTATATAAGACTCTTTGAGAAAGTTCTCTTTTTAACTGCTCGTATTTATTCATCTGCATTTCCTTGCTCTGTCATATTTAATGGTGTTAAATAAGTGTCACCTCCGTAAATAGGATTCATGTCTTCTTTTTCTCTTATCTCGTTAGCAGAAAAAACACCCATATTTCTCCCTACATTGTAAGCTTCATATCGTGTAACAATATCCCCACGAAGTAAGCCATCAACATTAAACTTTGGATAAAATTTAATTCTATCTCTATCACTTAATAATTGAATTGATATCGCTTGCTCGAATCTTCTTATATAAGGCTGATATGTATATTTAACTAGTTCTTGTGATTGTTCTGATATATTACTGAACGAAGATTTTGTTAAATCCCCTACTAAATGTGGAGGAACCCGATACATTCCGTAAAT